ATAATACCTATCAGATTAATACAGGTGATGGTTCTGTCTTTAATACGGTTATCGACCAATTTGCCGATATTGATATTAATGGTGATATTACAATCTCAGGAACGGTTGATGGTCGTGATGTATCAGTAGATGGTGCAAAACTTGACGGAATCGAAGCAGGTGCTACTGCCGACCAAACTGCCTCTGAAATATTAACAGCAATTAAGACAGTTGATGGAGCAACTTCAGGACTTGATGCAGATTTACTTGATGGACAACATGCTGCTGATATTCTTGCTGCGGCCCAATCACAAGCAGCCGCCAATGTACATGACTCAACCATAACAATTACAGCAGGAAATGCAATTGATGGTGGCGGTACATTTACAGTTAACCAATCCTCTAATTCAACGATTACAATTGACCATGCTGATACAAGTTCACAACCAAGTGTACTAGGAAGTGGCGGTCAAGTAATTCAAGATGTAGTATTAGATACTTATGGTCATGTCACAGGTCTTGACCAAGTTGATTTTGATGATCGTTATTATACAGAATCAGAATTAGATGGCGGTCAATTAGACGATCGTTATTATACTGAATCTGAACTTGATGCAGGTCAGCTTGACAACAGATATTATACCGAAACAGAATTAGATAACGGTCAACTTGATAACAGATACTATACTGAAACCGAACTTGATGCAGGTCAGTTAGATAATCGTTATTATACAGAAACCGAAACAGAAACATTATTCCTAAAAGCGTCTGATAGGTCAGTCACAGGTGCCGACGGTGTTACGGGTGGTGGACCATTAACAGCAAACGTTGTTCTTACTCACGCCGATACATCAAATGTTGCGAATACAGGTACATTAGATTTAGCAAATGCTGAAGTTATCGAAAGTATGAACTTCGATAAGTTTGGTCATGTTGTTAGCTTTACGACAAATAATCTTGCTGTGCTAACACAAACAATTGCTGACTCAAGATATGTAAATGTAACTGGCGATACAATGACTGGGAACTTATTTGTTCCAAGTATGACAGCGACAGGAAATATTAATGTTGATGGTAATCTTAATTTAGAGCACGCAAGAATTACAAGTAAAGAAACTACAACAACGTCAACATCAGCAACAACTTTAGACTCAAACATACAAGGATTCTTTAAAAGTATTGAATATATCATTACAGCAAAGTCCGGGTCAACTGTTGATGTGACAAAGATTTTAGCAGTTGATGATGGAAGCAATATATACGCAACAGAGTTTGCTCGTATTGCACCAAATGGAGAACTTGCTACGTATGAAGTCAATACGAACTTTGGGTTCTCAAGACTACAATGTACTCCAACTTCTGCTACGAGCACAGTATTTACAGTTATTATAACAGGTACTGAGGCCTAATAATATAAATAAAAACATAACAGTTGAACAATTTAAATCGCCTATCTGGGGAGAGTGAACCGAATGGCAAATGACAAAAAATTTATAGTCAAGAATGGACTCTTGACACCGGAGAATGCTGTAATCGGAAGCAATACCGATACTGGAGAACAGCTTCAAGTCACCGGTGATACAGTCCTTACACAAGGTACGCAAAGTACACCAACATTAAAAGTCACCAATTCAGGTGGAGCTTCTGCTGGCACAATCGTAGCACAATTTGAAGGCGATTCTGATTCACTCCAGATTCGCAATATTGGAACAGGCGATTACTCCATCACAAATCCTCAGCAAGGAAATAGTATTGAATTTTATGACGGTACCGCAGGTATTGTTATTAAATATGCAGGTTCAAATAAATTAGCATTCACAAGTACAGGAACTGACTTTACAGGCCTTTCTACTACAACGATTGAAGGTAATCGTATTCTTACAACTGCAGATGAAGGCGCAGGTAATGGATTAGATGCAGATACGGTTGATGGTTTAGAAGCAAGTCAATTCTTAAGATCCGATGCTGATGATACTGCAGCAGGTAATATATTCTTCAGCCAAGATATTGATGTCACAGGGTCTGCTCAAATTGATACTAACTTAACTGTTGATGGTCAAGCAGTAATTAAAGCATTCCTTGAAGCTCAACAAAATGCATCTATCGCAGGAAGCGTGACAATAGGTGGAGACCTTACTGTATCAGGTAATACGACATATGTCAATACCGAAGAGATTTTATTATCTGATAATGTAATTACACTTAATGCAAATTATACAGGTTCAGCTCCAACAGAAAATGGTGGTATTGAAGTTGAACGAGGTACCTTAGCAAATCCTAAACTTGTATGGAATGAAACGAACGATTATTGGCAACTTGAAGTTGGTGGTTCAGTATTAGGTAGAATTATTACAACTGCAGATGAAGGTCCTGGTAATGGATTTGACGCTGATACAGTTGACGGACTAGAAGCTGAACAATTTTTAAGAAGTGATGTTGATGATACAGCAGCAGGAAATATTACAATCGAGGGTGACCTTACAATAGGTGATAATGCTGGTGCTGCACAGATATTCTTCGATGGCCAAGGTATTAACAGAACTTTATATCATCAGAACGGTGAAATCGGATTTTTAAATAACGCTGCTAACTGGGCAATGAAATCTGATGCAAGTGGCGATCTTGAAGTTGAGCGAGATGTTGAAGCAGGCAGAAATGTAACTGCGGGCGCAAGTATTACTGCTCAAAACGATATCACAGCAACGACAGGAGATATATCAGCAACAGCAGGTGATGTAACTGCTGGTGATAGTATTACAGCACAAAATAATATTACAGCAACGACAGGTAATATTGCCGCTTCAGCAGGAAGCGTAACTGCACAAACAAATGTCGCAGCAACAACAGGAAACGTAACAGCAGGTGATAGTGTCACCGCTCAAAATAACGTAACTGCTACAACAGGTGATGTGACAGCAGGTAATGATGTCACGGCAGCACAAGATATTACAGCAACATCTGGAAATATTACAGCATCCGCGGGCGATGTTCAAGCAACAGTAGGAAACGTTAGAGCTGGTGAAGATGTATACGGTAAGAAGTTTATTGATGTTAACGATGGCAATTATATTGTAAATCCTAACGCAACATCAACAATGAGTCGTATTGATATTGATGATTATGTAAGACATCGTGGTGATACTGATACTTATGTAGGTTTCAATGCAAATGATTCAGCAGTTATTTCTACAGGTGGAACAAATCGTATCACAGTCACAAACAGTGCGGTCACAGTTCAACCTGACTTATATGCTCCAAGATTAATTGATACTAACAATAATGGTTATATACTTGACCCTTCAGGTACTTCAACAATACATGAAATTGGTGTTGATGATAATGTTTTCCATAACGGTGACACGGATACATTATTACGATTTGAAACTGCTACGATTGATTTAGATACCGATGGCACAACGAGATTAACTGCGAATAATTCAGGAGTCACAATCAATGGCGACCTTGATGTCAATGGAGATATCACAGCAGTTAATGGTACATTCACAGGTGACCTTTCAGCTTCAAGATTTTTAGATTCAGATAATACAAATTATTTTGTGGATCCCAATTCTGATTCTGTATTACACTCAATTGGAATTGATGATTGGATTGTTCACAACGGCGACACAAATACTTATTTTGGATTTAACGCAAACGACAATATTCAATTCTTTACTGATGCAACACAAAGAGTTGAAATCAATGGCACAAACTTTACAAGTACCGTTGATGGTATATTCCCTAACTTATACGCAGGAAGATATTACGATTTAAATAACGCAACTTATTATTTAGACCCAGCAAGTAATTCAAGACTAAATGGTATTGCTCTCGTCGGAACTATTTTCCACGACGGTGATACTGATACATATTTAAACTTTAATGGCGCAAACAGTTTTGAAGTTGTCACAGGAAACGCTCAAAGATTATTAGTTAACAATACTTATGTGTTAGCAAATAACCAAATGCGTTCACCTATTTACTACGATAACAATAATACAAATTATTATGGTGACTTTGCATCTACTTCTCAGATGGCACAAATTGATATTGATAGTTATATTCGTCATCGTGGTGATACAAATACATATCTTGGATTTGACGCAAATGATAGTATTACATTCGTAACGGGTGGTGCTGAAAGAGTTAATATTACCGGTGCAAATACAACATTCTTCCAACCTGTTATTGTCCAAGGTGATATTCAAGCAGACAGATTTGTTGATAGACAAAACAATGCATACTATGTAAATCCTGCTGACACAAGTTTAGCAGCAACATTTGCTGGTGGTATTCGTATTGATGCAGTCAGTAATTATACTCGATATGATGATAATTCAGGTAATGGTGGTATTGCATTAGCAGGGCATAGCGATATTGCTTCAGGACAAAACACAACTGTAGCAATCAGTGGTAATTATTCTGGCGGATACTCATTAATGTATCTTAACAGAATTGACCCAACAAGTAATCCATTTAATAATGGTCAAAGGTACATAGAATTTAGACACGACGGAGCAGGCGGTTCGTCAATTCGTGGTGATAGTTCAGGCAACTTATATCAAATTTTAGAAGGCGGAACAAATTGGGGATGGTGGACATCAGGCGCAAGTGAAATATTAATTGTTGACGATAGCGCAAATATAATGATGAATGCAGGTGCTTCACCTACTTATACAGACGGTGGTGATAACACAGCATTAACAACAACACCAAGTAATGCAAAAGTCCATGTTGGCGGTTCAATTTATTTAAATGGAAATAACGACGGTATTATCTTTGGTCGTGGTACAGCATCCTTCCTGAAAGACGAAGAACTTGCCTTTGGTTGGGGTGGCGGTTGGTATATGCAAGATGGCACATACCTAAGAGTCAGAAATAATAAAACAATTTATTCTACAGGTGATGCTCACCTTAACAGATATTATTCATATCAGAATACAGCATATTACCTTGATGCAGATGGTGATTCACAATTAAATACAGTTGACATTGATGATTATATAAGACATCGTGGTGATACAAATACTTTAATTGGTTTCTCAGGTAACGATACATTACTTTTCCAAACAAATGGTGTGAATCGTTTACAGATTAATAACGGTGCATTTAGGTCAAGAAACAATACAGTACAATTCTACTCAAGTGGAATTGAAATACAAAAACAAAGTAATGGCGGTGGTGTAGGACTTACAGTATCAGACCAAAACAGTGGAGAGCAACCAGGATTAAGTGGATTACAGCAAGGTTCTATTACATTTTGGCATGCTGATGGAGCTGTCACTACAGGTTCTAACGCCGCTTGGTATTTTAATTCTTCCGAAGCAATTACTCATTACGTATTTGGAACAAACGGCGGAGCAGCTGGTGGTAATCTTGTCCCAGTCGTTAACAACTCTGGTAGTTTAGGTAATTCAAGTTATCGTTGGGGTTCAGTATACGCAGGAACAGGTGATTTCTCAGGTAATGTAACTGGTAATAATGCTTACTTCTATCGTTACTATGATAGGAATGATTCCACATATTACGCTGACCCAGCAAGTACTTCTTATCAACAGTTTATGAACATCAATGTTGGTAATGAAAATATTGGCGGAGCAAACTCAAGCACTAACGGATTGATGATGAGAGGTAATTACAATAGTAATACCTGGGCTCATAAATTACATAAGTTTGACCACGGTGGTGGAGTTCCAATATATCTTTCACAAACAATTGGTACTGCAGCTTGGTCACCATTACAAAGATGGGGTACTTTCTCAGGTTCTTCAGGTGCTTCGAACGGAGGCTATACCTCTCAGATATTTGGTTCATTAAGAGTTGATACTGCTACCTATTCACCAATTTATTATGACCTAAATGATTCTTCTTGGTTCGCAAATCCAAACGGCGAATCTAGACTCAATACAATCAAGCTTGATGGTAACGCTGTTATATTAAGGGAACCTACAGGAACATTTGGTTCACTTGCCGTAAGCGGTGGTGGAAGAAATGGATACGAAGGATTTAGTATTAATGATCGTTCTGTCTTTATGCACGATGGCGGAAACGTCACAGGTGTTTATAACGATGTAGACAATCAGTGGTTCTGGTATGGTGAACGTGGTGGAGTAATGAGGTTAATGCATGCGGGTGTTGAGCGTGCAAGAACTGAAAACGGATACTTCCTTGCGAATCAACAGTTAAGAACACCAATCTTCTACGATTCAAATAATACAGGCTATTATGTAGATCCTAATAATACATCAAGATTCAATGCAGTTCAAGCATTAAGATATTACTTTAACCACGCAACTACATATTACGCTGATGCAGCATCAGGTGATTATGGTTCAATGGAAGTTGGTGGTCAGAAGAATGGTTGGGCAGGATATTCTATTCAAGGTCAATGGAACTTTATGTCTCCAAGCGCCGACCGTGCAGGTATATACAACGATGTAGATAATGAATGGGCTCAACAGTGGTATAGAAATGCAGGAGCATTAATTTATTATAATGGAATAGTTCAAGCAGAAACAAGAAGTGGATATTTACTCGCAAACAATCAAATGCGAGCACCAATCTATTACGATTCAAACAATACAACTTATTACTTAAACCCAGCTGCAGGTAATACAAACCGTGCATTAATGATTGACGGTAGAATATTCAGACAAGGTTTTGATACATCAGGCGATGGCAATAATAATAAATTATTAGAGGCTCAAGATTATACTCATTGGATTTGGAATACAGCTACTGACTGGGGTATCATGTGGGCAGGTAATAATAATCCATATCGTTCACATTTCAGTACATCTAATCCTAATGAAATTGTATTCATAGGTAATGGAAACTTAAGAGCAAGTATTGACCTTGATACTGGTGATGCTCACTTTAATGGTACTGTGTCAGCAGGTAGTTTTGCACTTAACGGTGGAAACGAAAACATTGAAATTATTAAAACATACGGTTCAGGTGGAGCTGACTTAGTACTATTTGATGGAACAGAATATTTTGATAAGCGTGTCATCAAAGCAATGGCACCTAACGAAAGTCCGCTTACAGGTACAACATCAGAATTTGTTAGAACAACAGACGGTCCTTTCGCAGGTTCTTATGTATTACAAACATCTGCTTATAGAACGTTCTATTCAGATTACATTCCTGTTGCTCCTGGTGAAGAATTATACGGTGAAATTTCTGTTAAGCGTATTTCAGGTTCAGGCGGTTTGGTTTATTATGGTATTGAAAGATTTGATAGTCAGAAGAGACCTATTGCTGGAAACACAGGTACAACATACTTTGTAGTTGGTGGTGCAAACTATACAGGTACATCTTGGAATACATATAGGAACCATACAACAATTCCAACATCTCATACTCCATATAATGGGTCAGACGGAGGTGGTTGTTATTACGTAAGAATTCGTATCTTAATGAACTATAACTCTGGCGGTGCTTTAAGACAGTTTGCTGGAATTATGCTCAAGCGTCGTAATGCTGAATCTAATTTATTAGTTGATGATTTACAAGTACTTGATGATGTGACAATCGGCGGAGATGCAACCATAACAGGTGACTTAACTGTTGATGATATTACAGCTGACATTATTGATGCAAGAAGATTTAGAGATAGAGATAATACTGGATATTATATTGACCCTAAAGATGGAAGTAATGTTGTAGGATCTTGGAACTGGAATAACGGTTCAATTGAAAATCTAAACAACCTTTCATTCAATGACCCAGGCCCTCAAGAAGGTATTCGTTGGAAAGGTGGTAATGAATGGAAGATTTATGAATCACCAGATAACTTAAGTTCTAACTCAGGCGGTAATTTACAATTCACATCAGGTAATGGCGCAGGTACTTATCAGATGAGATTGAATACGAGCGGTCGAATGGACGTTCGTGGGCAAATCAGAACACCTATTGTATATGACTTAAACGATACAGCCTGGTATGTAGATCCTCACTCAGGTTCAAGGTTCAAAGATTTAGAAATACAAGATACAAGAAGTTCAGATATCTTAACAGTATATAGAACAGGTTCAGCGCCAGGAAACTATACTGCAGCAAGGACAATTAACCAATACGGTAATCACTCTTGGGGTATTGTTCATGAATTCAGAGTTGGTGATAGGAGCTCACAAAGTGTACCTAGTGGTACTGACCGACCTTCTATTTTATTCTCAAGTGGATATAATTCAACAACTTGGTCAGTTGGTTTCGGTTATGTAGATAACGATTTCAGAATCAAACAAAATCACGGTCATATCAATCAATCTTGGGGTACTGAGAGATTTAGAATTAATACAAGCGGTGAAGTTATTATTGGAAATAACTTGTATGGTTCCAATGCTTACTTCAACCGTTATTATGACAGAGACAATACTGGATATTATGCTGACCCAGCAAGTACATCTGTATTTAATGCAATGGTATTTAATGGCGACGTTGATTTCAACGGCGGTGCTAATGCGATTAATATTACAAGTTCTGATATTCGTTCAGACGGTAATTCAAGCTGGACAGGTAACCCAGGTGCAGGTGTAGGTAAGATTCAAATGCACTCTAACCGTTGGTACATTGTATCTAACGGAAACTCAAATAGAATTGTTCAGTTCAGACAAAATGGTTCTGATAGGTCTTATATTGCGAATGATGGTAGATTAATCGGTGTTGGTGGTACTGCTTCTCAGGATTGGAGAGCTCCAATCTTTTACGATACAGACAATACTGGATACTATGCTAATCCAGCAGGTCAATCACACTTCAATACGTTGACGCTGGCGGGCAACAGAATCGGATTTATTAACACAGCGTTTGATGCAGAAATTAGAGTATCTGATGGCAACCCAGATGGAACTGGAGCTGACTTTGTTCTTTGGGGTGACAGAGTACAATATAACGCAAGATTAATTACTGAAGTACTTCACGCAACAAGACATATGCGTGCTCCTGTATACTATGATGCAAATAATGCTTCATACTACGGTGACTTTGGTGGTGTATCTTACATGAATGATGTAAGAGCTAACATATTCTACGAACGTGAAAATACAGCATACTACTTTGGTTCAAGCCAAGGTGATGCAAGAATGCGTAACGTTAGATTCAATAATGTTCAAATTGAAAACGGCGCAACAATCACATCTGTAAATAATAATGGTAGAATTTATCTTGGTGGTAATTTACATATTGATGCTCAAAATGGTTTAGACATTTATATGAACTATTACTCGGGTAGAAGGTTCAGATCTTTCTCACCTGGTCAATACGAATCATTCAGAGTTGATACTGACCGTATTACATACGCGTTTGCTCAATTCAGAACTCCATTAATTTACGATTATAATAATACTGGTTACTATCTTGATATGAACAACAACTCAAGGTTTAACGACCTTCAGTTGAGAGGATTATATGTAACGACACGTTATCATACAGGTTCTGACTTTACAGCAGGTACTCTTGTTCAAACAAGTATTCCTGCGACAGCAACTAACGGTGCTTCGTTCGTACTTGAAGCAACAGGTAAATCTTATTCAGGTGATCCACCATTTATGTTCACCGCACAAGGTTACTTGTATGCTAATACTATTATTAACTATTCAGGTCAACACATTGGTAAAGCTGGTTTCAGTACAATGTATATGTTCCAATACAATGGAGTATTATGTTTCTGGTGGCCAAGAGTATCTTATTGGAACTCCTTCGCTGTTCACGTAAGAAATGCAAACGGTGATGATAGAAACTTAGTCACAAGTATTACAAACTCGTCATTACCTGGCGGAAGAACTAAAGAACGTCAAGTATCAATGCGTACTACCGCGATGTATAATGTTAACATTAATACAGGTGATATGTATGCACAACGTTATTATGATAGTAATAACACATTCTATTACGGTGACTTTGCCTCTAGTTCTAGGATGAACGAAGTAAACATTTACGGAAGTTTAAGAAATCAAAATGGAACTCCGCATTACTTCTATACAAGTGCTGGAAACTTAAGAGGTTATATACGAGCAACTGATTCTAACGATAACCACTTTGAATTTGCTACATCAGGTGGAGAGGACTTCATCTTCCGTGATGGTGGATTTGGAGGTTCTTGGAATCAGATTATTAGAGGTAATGGTCATGTATTAGTATCGTCAAGATTTGATACTCCTATTATGTATGATAGGAATAATACAGGTTATTATGCTGACCCAGCAAGTACTTCGCGTTTCAATACACTCAGAACAAATCGACTTTATCCTTGCTACGACAATGCTGGTGATGTTTATTTAGATTGGCCTTCTGGTAATTATGGTTCAATCCAAACAAACGGTGGCGGTAAAGGCGGCTGGGAAGGTTATTCAATTAACGGTCGTTATGTATTGATGTCAGCCAATAATAATGAAGTTGGTATTTACAACGACATTGATAACGAATGGATGACAATCTGGCGTCGTAACGGCAGAACTGAAATATTCCACAATGGTACTTGGGAAGAATATGCTCAGTCAGGATATATGGAGGCCCGTGGTTCTTATCGTGCTCCAATCTTCTATGATTCAAATAATACTGGGTATTACATGGATCCACACTCTACTTCTAACGCAGCATTGCGTATTAGAGGTGGTACATTATATGGACCTAACCCAACTTGGGGAGCATATCTTGCAGTTGGTACTAACGGACATTGGACTGGTTCTTATGCTTCTGTTGCTGCTACAAACGGTAACTTACACCTTGACGCAAGGTCAGGATACGGAACATATATTAACTGGTATGTAGGCGGAACAACTTACATTAACGGTACACTACAAGTTAACTTCATTTACGATAGAGATGATACAAACTATTATTGGAATGGTAATAGCATCTCTATGATGAACGATACAAGAAGTAATATTTTCTACGACAGAAATAATACAGCTTATTACTTCGGTTCAAGTTCAGGTGATGCAAGATTTAGAACTACAAGAGTTAATGAATGTTATAATGATGCATGGTTCAGAAACTATAATGCAGGCCAAGGTTTATATAACCAATCTACAGGTCGACATTTCTATAGCCCAGGTTCAAGTTATTGGCACTTAGATGGTGCTTCAGGTTCTGGTGGTTTAATTATATACGACCGTTATCAAGGTTCTCAAGGTTCAGGTACAGGCCGCCGTGGTTATCTCTATTATGATGGTTCAGGTTTCGGTCTGTTAAACAGTTCAGGAAACTGGGGTTTAAGACTTAACCCAGGAAATTCATACGCTGAAATTTATAGAAATCTTTATGTTGGAACTGACGTAAGAGCTCCAATTTATTACGACAGAAACAATACTGCTTACTACTTCAATGGTGCATCTGCTCATAGTACAAGATTTGAAGGTGTAAGTAATAGAACAATGGCTTGGTTAAATCAGCCAGGACATACAAGAGATAGTGGTGAATATTACAGAGCAAGACCTCGTATAACAAGTAATACTGATTATTGGACTGGTGCGATGGGTTGGGGTCGTCAAGATATGACCAACACTGTTGCTGATTGGGGTTCAGGATTTATTGATTCTTGGAGTAACCCACCTAACCAGCCTTCAGGTACATCTCACTGGGTTGGTGTTCAGGCATATCACTATTCTAATGGTTCAGCTCGCTATGGTTGGCAAATGGTTGGTGGACCAATCCAAAACCTTCGTTTCCGTTCAACGTGGAGTAGTTTCCGCTCTTGGCGTACTATTCCAGTATTGGATATTAACGAGGGTAACGGTGGTTCAATGTATGCCGGGCGTTATTACGATTCAAATAGTACATCATACTACGGTGACTTCGCGTCCACATCACAGTTTAATGTAACTGCGGCAAACAGATACGCATTTAGAGGAACAGGTGGTAACTCAGGACAGAGTATCGGTAACGCTTACGAATTATTCCAGGCATCAGGAAGCTGGAGTTATCCATATCCTGATTTAAGAATTAACTATCATACAGGTATTTCGTTAGGAGCAAATCCAAGTTACGAAGGCTTCAGGTTCATGAATGATTATAATTCAAACACTGTTAGATTCCAAATTAACGGTAGCTCGAGTTATACATTTGCGAATACATGGCTACAAGTTGGTGGTGGCGGTGTAGGTATCTATGATGGATATAACGGTGCTCACTGGTTCCCGAATAACCAAACATCTTATGGTTCATGGGCTTCATACGGAAGCAGAAGTGGTTGGTATGGTGTTGCTTATCCTCAAGCAGGATATGATCCTCATGAAATGTGGGATAGTAGTGGTAATGGTGGTTGGTACTTACAAGGTCTAGGGCGTTGGGTATTATATCATAGCCGTAGCAGAAACTGTACCGGTGTAGGTTCATCAAGTACAGTTTCTGGATATCGTATGAGAGTTAACGGTTCACTTTACTGTAATGGTAACGTGGTTGCTTACTCTGACCGTCGTAATAAAGAAAACATCATTACAATTGATAATGCATTAGATAAAGTATTACAATTACGTGGTGTTTATTATAACAGAAAAGAATCAAAAGTTGATGAACGTGATGATCTTTATAAAGGTCGTCAGTTAGGTATGATTGCTCAGGAAGTTCAAGAGATTGTTCCTGAGGTTGTATCATACGCTGAAGAAATTGACCAATACGGTCTTGATTATCCGAAGATGGTCGGTTTACTTGTTGAAGGTATTAAGGACCAACATTCAATTGTTAAGACTCAAGAAGAAACAATAAATAATATGCAGAAAGATATTGACATGTTGAAAGAAATGGTATATAATATGCAATCAATAATGGAGAATAGTAAGAATGGCACTAATTAAAGATTATGAAATACAAGGTACTGGCGTGACAGTGCCGGATGCTTATCACGTAATTACCGATTTAAAAGTTCATAAAAGAACACAGGAAATTCCACTTCCGCCTGATAATTCAACAGAATCTGGGTTGACTAACGACGGTGTTAGGGACGAAGGAACAGAATTATTTTGGCAAGCAGGATATGTTTGTCGAGTATGGGTAACCATGTGGGCAACAAAACAGGCAAGGTTAGATGGTATGAAACCTATAGGTTATGCCGGTTTAGACGCAACAGAAGTTGAAGCCGAGCTATCAATTGGTACACCAGGCCTCGACCAAAGGTGTGAATTCATGTTAGATATGGATTCCGCTGACACAGATTTAGTACAAGCGTATAATCATCTAAAGAGCTTAGATTATTATGCTGGGTGTACTGAAGATTAATATAAATAAAACTATAACTTATAATGTTATTTAATAACGGAGAAAATTAAAATGGCACTTAGTACAGATTACACTTGGACTTGGTCAGTCACCGGATTGAAGAAGAAAGACGAAGTTAATTCTGAAGGCGCTTCTTTAAGCGGAGCTGTTGTCCAAACATATTGGAAAGTTGTTGGTGTTGACGCTAACGGTAATGAAGGTGAGTTCTCAGGAGCTACTCCTTTCAGTGCTGCTAATGTCGCAGCAGGATCTTTTGTTGCTTTTGAAGATTTAACTGAAGCAACAGTTTTAGGTTGGATTCAAGATGTCGTAAATAGCGACCAAGGTTATGCAGATCATATTTCAAGTAGAATTGCATTACAAATTGATGAAACTAATATTGAAGACGCACAGATGCCTTGGGCACCTGAAGAGGTCACCCCAAATCCTGGCGCTGAAGCAGACCCTGTTGAAGAAGAAGGCGCTGAAGAATCAGCACCAGAATAAACTCGGAGTAATACATGAATTACTCATGGGCAATAGTTAAGCTATCTACAAGAGATGTGACGAACGCTGATGGCGTATCGTTAACGGATGCTGTTGTTGAAATTAAATGGCGAAGGATTGGAGTTGATGCTGACGGCAAAACATCAAAGGTTGTCGGACATACGGACGTATATGCCGATGATGTAGCTCAAGCTGACTTTACTCCTTTTGCTGATTTAACTGAAGCACAAGTTATTGGTTGGTTAGAATCTAATATATCTGCCGACCAAATTGCTAAATACGATTCAAAGATAGCAAAGAATATTAATTCCATAGGCAAGGTCGAGAAAGGCGTTCCCTGGAATTAATAAATAAAATTTTGATTTATATAATGGAGTTCATATGCATGATTTGCGTCATCACGGATTGGTGCACTACGCACTGAAACGTGGCGGAAGTATCCATCCAATTACACTACCTAAAGAATTAACTGGCGAAACTGGGATAATGAATCCTTCTATCTTTATACACGATGGAAGAATTTTACTCAATATTCGCCATGTTAATTATACGCTTTACCATTCAGAAGGTAAACGTTTTCCTCATACTTGGGGTCCACTTCAATACTTGCATCCTGAAAACGATATCAGTTTGACTACTTACAATATTATGTGTGAGTTAGACAGCGAATTGAATATCTTGAACGCAGGAAGAATCAATACTTCAGAATTAGATACAAAACCGACTTGGAATTTTATCGGCCTTGAAGACGGTCGTTTGTTTAGTTGGGATGATCGTTTATTCCTTTGTGGTGTTCGTCGAGATTGTTATGACGATAAAGGTAAAGGTCGTATGGAGATGCAAGAGATTGAATTTATAGATGGTGAATGGAAAGAAGTTGCTCGGCATCCTATTCCTGCACCGGGTGATGATTCAACTTATTGCGAAAAGAATTGGATGCCAATTATTGATATGCCATGGCATTTTGTAAAGTGGTGTAATCCTACTGAAGTAGTTAAGTTTGATATTGAAGAAGGAACAACCGAAACAGTCCATCATGAAAATGATAGTTATGAACCAATGCATAGAGACCTGCGAGGTGGTACACAAGTATATCCTATCGGTGAAGGAAAGCGAATTACACTTACTCATGAAGTAGATTTAACAAGAGATACTTTTAATAGAAAGGACGGTCATTATAATCATAGAGTTATTGTATGGGATGAGGATTGGAATCTGATTCATAAAACTCGTGACTTCCATTTTATGGGTACACAAATTGACCCAACGACAGGATATGAATATAATATTGAATTTGCGACAGGAATGACATTTTTAAATGGTGAAATTATTATCGCGTTTGGATATCAAGACAATGGAACGTTTTTATTGAAGATGCCTGAGAAGGTATTCTTTGATTTTGTGGGGAGAGGATAGTGCTACAGAAATTATTAGAAGCTCATATATATGATGGAAAGAATCCTTACAAGTGTTATGACTTAGCTCAAGAATACGATAAATTAGAACAAGGAGCAATGGCAGTATCCTTATATTTAAAGGCTGCTGATTTATCTGAGTCAGAATTTATTGGTAATAAAGAATTACAATATAAATGTATGATAGGTATTGCTCGTTGTTATAATAGACAAAGAGATAGAGGATTTACAGTAGAAGGTGCATTACTTGATGCGGTTGCTCTGCTTCCTGAAAGACCTGAAGCCCATTATCATTTATGTAAATATTATACAGAGAGAAGTTATTGGAAGCATTGTTTAGCTCATGCAAATTCTGCTCTTACAAATATGCATCTTTCAGAAAATTGCGAACTAGGATTTCCTGGAGAAGAAAGGTTATTATATTATCAAGCATTAGCAACTTGGTATATTAGCGGTCAGCAAAACGGAAAACAGTTATTCTTTGATTTAAAATATAGACATAAATTAAAGCCTACACTTAAAGCAGAAGTTGATGAAATCATAGGTAATATTTTCTATCCTGATGTAATTCAATATTGTGCCGATGATTTTGAAAGATTTAAATTTTTATTTAAAAACTTAGAAAGAATTCATAAGAATCATTCAAAGCATTTTCAAGATATGTTTATTTTATCAATGTATGATGGTAAAAAGAATGGCACTTATTTAGAAATTGGTTCAGGTGATCCTTTCGTTCATAACAATACCGCATTGCTTGAACAAGAATATGGATGGAAAGGTATTTCTATTGACGCATCAGAAGCTTTATGTTATAAATTTAAAGAGAATAGAAACAATACAGTTATTTGTGCTGATGCAACACAAATTAATTATGAAGATTTATTTAGTAAACATTGTATGGAACCTACGATTGATTATTTACAAGTTGACTGTGATGATGTATCAATTGATATCTTAAAGAATATTCCTTTTCACAGATATAAGTTTGGTGTAATTACATTTGAACATGATTCTTATCGTTTAGGAAATGAAAGAAAAGATGAAGCAAGAAAACTTCTAAAATCTCACGGCTATGAATTAGCAGTACCTAATGTTAGCTTTGCTCCAAATCATCCATACGAAGATTGGTATTATCACCCGGACGTTATTGATTTACCAAAAGAAATGAAAACAACAAAAGACTTAAACTTTGTATGGGATTACTTTATGGAGGAATTATGATTACAGTAGTTGCTACAGGAGGCTTTGACCCAATACATTCAGGACATATTAAATATCTCGAAGAAGCTGCTACTTGTGGTATGAGATTAATTGTCGGAGTAAATTCAGACTCTTGGTTAAAACGAAAGAAAGGTAGATACTTTATGCCTTGGGAAGAACGCGCTTCTATTGTTGGCGCACTATCTTGTGTTGACCAAGTTTTATCATTTGACGATAAAGATGGCAGCGCCATACACTGTTTAGAACAAGTTAAAGCACTATACCCCAATGATACTGTTGTATTTGTAAATGGTGGCGATAGAACGTCCGATAACATTCCTGAAATGGCTGTAGAGGGAGTTGATTTTGAGTTCGGTATCGGTGGTGAAGATAAAAGAAATTCCTCAAGTTGGATATTAAAAGAATGGTCACAACCTACAGTCAACCGACAATGGGGATCTTATACTGTATTACATACAAACGGTAAATGGCAAGTAAAAGAATTATCTTTTGACCCAGGCAATTCTTTAAGTGACCAAAGACATGAACATAGGTCAGAACATTGGCACGTGGTTGATGGTGCTATACTTATGGAATTAGATTACGGTATGAGAAAGAAAGAATCTCGAGTATACTGGGCAGGGCAAAGTATTGATATTCCAAAAGGTGTTTGGCACAAAGCAACAAACGTAGGAACAGAACCTGCGAAAGTAATTGAAGTATGGCTTGGAGACAAATTGTCAGAAGATGATATTGAACGCCGCGATTAATGTATAAATAAAACTATACAATTATACTAACTGCTAATAGTCAGGAGACGAAGATGGCAATCAAGGTAGGCGGCGTTTCCGTCATTAACAATTCTTATGAGTTAGAAAATTTATCCGGAGCCTCTGGGACTTTTTCTAATTTTCACCCAGCCGAAACATCAATCACATCTGCGGCAACTCTTAACTTTTCAATGTTGACTCCTATTCAAAAAGTTGATATGACAGGTAATGTTGCTTTCACAATTACAGATAAAAATTTCGGCAGAGATGCAATTTTAATTTTAGATACAACAGCAACTCCTCATACACCATCTTTTGACTCTGCAGTAGAATTTCCTGGCGGCGAACCTACTTGGTCTACTTATAGGCATTGGGTTATTACATTTTTATGTTGGAATACCACTAATGTAAGAGCAACTGCTATTGGGTATGCTGACCCAGGTACTCCTTCAACAAACTTACCTTCTACATTTTCTCAAGATACAAGCTTTGATACTTGGAATGTAGTCAATTCAAGTGTAAGTGCTCAATGTTGGTGTGCGGTATCATTTGAGCATCAACCTAGTAATAATAGAATTCAAGTAGGTTGGTGGAGTGGTGATTCTACAGCGGCGTCTGCCACTCAATATACCTACGTTAATTATACTGGGTTAACAAATATTACTTCGTGTCAGTTCCAATACAATGTTTCTGGTCAATCTTGCTCAGGAATGTGTACTGGGTATAGTACAGGTCCTACTCCTCCAGACGATGGGTATAGTTCAGGTACTTATTATAACGGGTTCGTAAGATTTTGGTGGGTTGCTGAAGCAAACAGCACAACCACATCCACAAACACGGCTGCAGCATTTGATAGTTCAAATCCGGATTTTCGCATTAGAATTATATGCGACCAAGGAACATTATATTCAACTTGCGAATTAACTACTACGAAGAGTGCTGGAATGTTATTACAAGCACAATACGGAACCCAGAAGTCGGTATAAGAGGTATAAGATATGGCAATTAAAATAGCAACAACAGAAGTAATTACAGATTCATTTAAGATTCAAAATTTTGGGTCTTTGTCTGGAATATATTCATCTTTTTATGCTAATGCTGAAACCATCACAACTGTTATTGATATGGACATACCTATTATGTCAGTCGTACTATCTGCAGCTACAACGTTTACTGCGACTAATTTAGCAACAGGTAAAACAGCGATTCTTCTTTTAGACGTCGGTTCAGCCGGAAACGTACCAACATTTCCTTCAAGTTTTAAGTTTGCCGAAGATACCGAACCAACTTGGTCAGGTACACGATATTGGCAAATTGGTCTTACTGCTTGGGATGGAAATACTGTAAGAGTGGTCGCAACTGCATGGGATGGTACACAAGCACCTGCTCAGTCTAATTTAGCAGGTACTACAACAATGAATAATGTTCGTAGTCCTGATGATGGCGGAGGCAGTAACTTAGTTGGATTCAGTTCAGGTGGTTTAGCAAGTAATTACGCTACAAGCTCTGTAACATGTGATTCTTCGACTGAATATAGAGTATTCCTATCAGGAACCAAATCAATAGAAGTTGAAGTAGAAGATAAAGGTACCGATATGACCGGCAATCTTGCTGGAAATAATCCATCTTGCTCCGCATTCCCACCAGGATGGGTAAGTGGAGATGCTATCACCAGCTGGTTAGATAACGTTGACACCGTAACTAATGCGTATAGCGCCGGTGTGGATGAGTGGTATGAATCGTGGGATGCTCCAGATGGTGAAGGAGTATATCTTGTTACTTATACAATTAAAAGAGGTGGAACTACACGATATAATACAATTATATACCCAGGTTCACAATATGCACCAGACCCAAGTGATGGATATACATATACTAGGGGTACACAGGTATCAACAACAGGAAGCATTCAAGGTAATGGGGCCGGTACTGCGACTTATCGTTTAACCTATACTCCACCACCAACAAAGTTTTATGACTTTACTGCTACAAATAATGTAACGGGAATCAGAGCAGTTTGGGATTGCTCAGCGGCATCAAATGCATCTGGACAAGTTTTACCTTTAAGAACTTTTAACGGTGGTGCGTTTAGTACTGGGACAACTGATTCTGGTTGGAAAACAACATCATCTGCCATGAGCACTGGTATTACTCTAGCAATTAATCATCCTGGGCCAACTGCGTATAATGAAGAAACGCATACTTACATAACAACAGGAACATTAAGTATATATGGTAGAGATGCAACATCTCTCGATACATTACTTAAGGAAATAAGAATACACGTAATTACGTCTGCTTCAAGTACTGGAAGTGCATCTGTTTGTCTAACAAATGATATGTTAGTTAAAGTATTACATAAAACAACATCGGCCACATTAGAAAGAGTTTACGATATTGAAATTGGTGATAAGATTTGGTCAAATTCTGGTTGGACAAAAGTTGTAAATATTATTAAAGACCATCCACGTGAAGGATTCTATTTACTAGATGATTGGTTGGAAATTACAAACGATCACCCAATATTAATTGATAAAGATGGTGATAATAATGAATGGATATTGGCAGAAGATTATGAAGGAAGTAAAACATATAACGAAGGAAACGTTAATACAGTTTATGTTGAAACTGAACACGGTTCGTTTGAGGTGTTTAACGAAGCTGGAGATACCACATTTACTGTTAGTGGTGATTACGCTAAGCGAGGGGATATCTAAATGGCAATTGATTTCAAAAAAGATTACATAACTAACGGAGTAATTAATTATGGGTTCATTGTAAGGAACCCCATTGACAATGAATTTGAACAAGTATGGATGCTTGCACCATATCATGGTGATGAAGAATTAGACCAAGCTGAATTTGCTAAATGTAAAGAAAAATTAGTAGGAGCATCAAGTGGCGATTAAAGTAAGTAATACAATTATAATTGATGACGACTTCACAGTAAGTAATGTCGCTGACACAAGTGGATTCTATGATGATCTTCACGCAATAGCTACAGCAACAACAAACAACATTAATTTTACAACTCCAATTATGACTTGTACTTTAAGTGCTGCTACAACATTTACGGTATCAAGTGGAGCAACAGGTAGAAGTTGTATGTTGCTTTTAGATACATCTTCGGTTCCTTATGCACCAACATGGCCTTCTGATATTAATTGGATAAACAATACAGAACCAACATGGAGTAGTTATCAACATTGGCAGATTACTTTCTTATATGTTGACACAAATGATATTCGTGGAACTGCTGTAGGATTTACTGGTTCAACTCCAACAGAATCAATATCATTGCATGGAACAGGTAATGCTGCTGGAGGTTCTCAAGCAAACTCTACAACAACATCTATGCCTCCGACTGCAGATGCTATCTTTGGCATGAGGTTTTTGGCTGATGGAAATATTGAAAAATATACTAACGGTACTGCTCAAGGACAAACTGGATATTGGACATTTAGTACATCTAAGTGGAATAATATTACACCTTCACAAACATATTATATCAGAGCATCAAACGATAATGGAAATCTGTCTTTCCCAATGACTCTCAGTACATCAGGATCTGATAGTGCTTCAATAAATACGTGGGTTGCATTAACAGGATCTCCGCAGTTTAGATATAGAGTTAATGGACCACGAAGCACGGTAGGTACATTAGAAGGAATAATGAAAATAGAAATTGCGTCTGACTCAAGTGGTTCAAATATTGTAGCAACAGGTTATTATTATTGGGAAGTTAACGGAACGGCATAAGAGGAAAACATGGCACTATCACATTCATTTAATACAATCGCAGGTGGTCAAAATACTGCAGGCTCAGGTGGAGTTGGAGGAAACGATTACCCAGCAGGAAATGTTTATCACAGACAAGCCCCATCTACAACAGTAGATGTAGATTACTTTGCATTTAGACAAGACACTGTGAGCTCAGTTGACGTTAACGTTGACTTTGATTTTTTCTATGATACTATTGGTGGCGGTTTAACAGTTATGACAACCAATGATGGTAGTAGCGCAAGCGGTGATACTACAACTACAGATTTTGATTCTATCACAACTGCTGGTGTTGCTCAGGCTCACGGAGCTACTGGAAGTAAAATACACTACTTTAACGATTCTGCTATATCAGGACAATCTTATCCTGGTCCTGCTGACCAAATAAAAATTAAACATAGTATGTCAACTATTCAAACAGTTGGTAATGGGGCCCATTCGCTTTCAATGCAAGAATATCATTACAATGGTGCATCATCAGGTGCTCCTCAATCATTAGGTACTTACACAAATGATACTTGGTTTAGTTTACACAATATTGGTGGTCAGTCAGGAATTGATGTACCGAACGATAGCGTTGGAATAAAAGTAAATATTAACAATGATGCTTCTGCTTCAGCAGGTGGAACTAATGATTCAAGAAAGTGGACAGTACATACAATTGAATGTTGGGTAAAAGCAATTGGGAGTTATAACGATACATTACTATATAAGGCTGAGCTTAGTGTTGCTGCGTATGCTAGCGCTTCGTACTAAAGATAAATAATAAAAAGAGTAAAATAAAATGGCACAACCTACAACAAGACAAGAATTCAAAGATTGGGTACTCCGTAAGTTAGGAGCACCTGTCATTGACATCAATGTGTCAGACGAACAGATAGATGATCGTATTGATGAAGCTGTAGATTACTGGAGAGATTATCATTACAATGGAAGTCAGCTTGTTTATTTAAAACATCAAATCACACAAGAAAACAAAGATAACGGATACATTGATTTACCAGCAGGATTACTTGGTATTTCAGGTATCTTTAATATGCAGTCAAGTATTTCTACTGGTTCAGGTATCTTTAATGTTCAATACCAATTCGTCTTAAATAATCTTGAAGACATCACAGGATATAATATTACAAACTATTATATGTCCATGTCTCATTTGGAATTCTTACAAGAGATGCTTGTAGGTAAACCAATGGTTCGTTATAATAAACATGTGAATAGATTATATCTTGACACAGACCCAGGTTTACTCGTTGTTGGCGAATACATTATTATTGAAGCATATGATGTAATTGACCCATCTACTTATGCAGATGTTTGGGGTGACCGTTGGCTTCAGAATTATGCAAGTTGTTTAGTCAAAGAACAATGGGGTTCAAATTTAACTAAGTTTACAGGTATGCAACTTGTAGGCGGCGTATCATTTAACGGAGAACAAATACTTTCCGATGCAAAGGAAGAGAGGAGATTAATGGAAGAAGAAGCAGTGCAGAATTTACAACCTCTCAGTTATAACTATATTGGATAAGTAAATGGCAACTAACGTATTCTTCAACAATTACTCAAGATTCTCAGAGCAAGAACTTATTGATGATTTAGTTATTGAATCTATCAAGCAGTATGGTGTTGATGTCATTTATATCAGTAGAGCAATTAAAGGTCGTGATAAGATCTTTAACGAAGATGACTTTCCTGAATATAACGAAACATTTGAATTTGAAGCTTATGTTAAAAATAATGAAGGGTTTGAAGGTGAAGGCGATTTCCTATCCAAGTTTGGTTTACAAATCCGAGACCAATTAACTCTTACAGTTGCTAACAGAACTTTTGAAAGACATGTGACTCGAGAAGTTGTTGAACTTATTCGACCACGAGAAGGTGATTTAATTTATTTCCCTCTCAACGAAAAGATTTTTGAAATTAAGTTTGTTGAACACGAAAGCGTATTCTATCAAATGGGCAAGACACAAGTATTTGATATGACTTGCGAATTAATTGAATACAGTAATCAGAGATTCAATACAGGAAGGTCTGAGATTGATGATTACTTTAAAGCATATAATACTGATATCGTTATTGATGCAAACAACGCAACATTAACCGCACTCGCATCTACTGATGACAACGCAGGAAATCTCAACTTTGAATTAGAAGCTGATAGTATTATTGATTTCTCAGAAGTGGATCCGTTTAGTGAAAATATACAAATAAGTGATACCTAATGGCAATAGCAAATTATTTTTACAATTCAACGATTCGTAAATATGTTGCCTTATTTGGTACATATTTTAATCAGTTAGAAGTTAGAAGAACAAGTACTGATGGGACACTCAATCAGAGGCAGGTTGTACCTATCTCTTATGGTCCATATCAAAAGATTTTAGTAAGACTTGACCAAGACCCTGCCATATTAGGTGGAGCAAGTTTGGATGCAGAAGGAAATGTAGCAGCAGGTCAACCTTATGCGATGACATTACCTCGTATGGCATTTGAGCTTACAAGTTTTGAATACGATGCTGAAAGAAAAGTTGCCCCGACAAGAAAATTAAGAAAGACTGCAGTTGATGAAGCAAACGGAAATCGCAGATTTGTATATTCAGGTACTCCATATAATATGGGATTCAGCTTATACATTATGGCAAAGTATAATGAAGATGCTGTTAAATTATTAGAACAAATTTTACCTTTCTTCAATCCAGAATTTACAAGCACAGTAAGATTGATTGATGGATTGGAGCCGATGGATATACCTTTAATTTTATCGAGTGTAAGTAGTGAAGATGTTTATGAAGATGCCTTCACGACAAGAAGAAGTATCGTATATACACTAAACTTTACAATGAAAGGTTGGTTCTTCGGTCCTGAGAAGGATAAGAATACAATTAGGTTTATTGATACAAGGTATGCAACTGATACTCTTGCGAATACTGCGTTTGAGGAGTTCCAAACTATTCAACCTGGTATGACAGCAAACAACGAACCAACAACAGATATAACACAAACAGTTGATTATAGTTTAATTGAATTTGATGACAACTGGGATTACGTCGAACAGATATCAGACACTGAACCCAGTTAAATTTTAGGAATACAATATTATGAAAATTGGATTTACTTGTAGTAGCTTTGACCTACTTCATGCAGGACACGTTCAAATGCTAAGAGACGCAAAAGAACAGTGCGATTATTTAATGGTAGGATTACAAATGGATCCTTCTATTGACCGACCGAAAGAAAAGAACCCTCCTATTCAAACTATCGTTGAAAGATATACTCAATTGAAAGCAATAAGTTATGTTGATGAAATCATTCCTTATAAAACAGAACGAGACTTAATTGATATATTAGAATTATATCGTATTGATGTTCGTATTCTAGGCGAAGAATATCGTAATAAAGAATTTACAGGAAAGGATGTTTGTCAAAAGAAAAGTATTGAACTATTTTTTAATAAAAGAGATCACCGATTTAGTACATCAGCTTTAAGAAAATCTTGTGCTTGGGTAAATAAAGATGGCGATTGGAAGATGACTGAGGAAGGATAAATAGTATTATGAAAGATGATAAAATAGCACAAGCATTAAATATGAGACCTCTCGAAGAAGTTGAAGCTGAAAGACAAGAAGCGTTGGATAGATTAAATCCAGATAAACTTCCTGACTTACCTGCGAATGCTTTCACAACAAACGACGAAGCTGAAGAAAGTGTAGATTCAGTTAAGAATCTACCGCAAGAAAGTGTAGCTCAAGTTCCTGCTGTTATAAGTAAAGAAGCCGAAGAAAATTTAAAAGATATTGAATTAGCAAAACAAAACATTGAGAATATTATTAATCTTGGTGATGATGCAGTTAAAGAAATGACATCAATTGCGAAACAATCTGAATCTCCTCGAGCATTTGAAGTTGTATCTACATTAATGAAAACATTACTTGATGCAAACAAAGATTATGTTGAAATGTCAACAAAGAAAAGATATGCGAAAGAAGAAGAGGCAGGTCCTTCCACACAGGTTACGAATAATAACTTAATTGTATCAACCGCCGATTTATTAAAGATGATTAAAGGCGATAATAACGAATGATAGACCGCGGATACTTAGGTAATTCATATCTCAAAAAGGTAGGAGAACAAATTGAGTTCACTCCTGAAATGCTTAAGGAGTATATGAAGTGTGCCGAGGATCCAGTTTATTTTGCTGAGAATTATATTAAGATTGTTCATGTTGATAAAGGTTTAGTCAATTTGGACATGTATGATTATCAGAAAGAAATTACAGAAAAGATTACAAAAAGTAGAAGAGTTGCTGTATTAACCGCAAGACAGAGCGGAAAGACTACAACAGCAACTGCAGTTATATTACATTATATTTTATTTAATGAATTTAAGACCGTTGCGATATTGGCAAACAAAGGTGATGCAGCAAGAGAAGTACTTGGAAGAATACAACTTGCTTATGAAGCTTTACCTAAATGGATGCAGCAAGGTATTGAAGAATGGAATAAAGGTAATATAACATTAGAGAACGGATGTAAGATTTACGCAGGAACAACAACAAGTTCAGCAATTCGTGGTAAATCTATTTCGTTCCTATATCTTGATGAGGTTGCATTTATTGAAGGATTTGATGAATTCTTTGCTTCAGTATATCCAACAATTTCATCAGGTCAAAGTACAAAATTATTGATGACTTCAACACCAAACGGATTGAACCATTTTTGGAAAACTTGTAAAGGTGCCAAAGAAGGAACAAACGGTTATGAATATGTTGAGGTTATGTGGTATGACGTTCCTGGTAGAGACGAACAATGGAAAGATGAAACGTTAGAAGCGTTGGATTTTGACCAAGAAAAGTTTGAGCAGGAATATTGTTGTCAGTTCTTAGGCAGTTCAGGTACTCTAATAAGTGGAGCCAAACTCAAAGAACTTGCTCCGTCAATTGCCATTAATGAAAGTGAAGGTATTGTGCAATATGAAAAAGCAATACCAGGTCACTCATATGTTATGACGGTTGATGTATCGAGAGGTAAAGGTCTCGACTATTCAACATTTACAATGATGGATGTGACAGAAATGCCTTATAAGCAAGTATGTTGTTTCCAAGATAATACAATAAGTCCAGTAGACTTTGCATCGGTTATATATAGAATAGGGCTGATGTATAATGAGAGTGCAGTCTTAGTAGAAATCAATGACATCGGTGAGCAGGTTTCTGATGTACTCTTAATGGACTACGGCTATGAGAATCTTCTCTTCACTGAAAACGCCGGCCGAGCCGGGAAACAAGTTTCAAGTGGTTTTGGAGGGAAGCGAGCAGATCATGGAATTAGAACAACAAGACAAGTAAAGTCAAAAGGTTGTTCTATTTTGAAGCTATTAATTGAACAAAATCAGTTAATAGTACAAGATTATAATACAATACAGGAGTTATCACGATTTAGTAAAAAAGGTAATTCTTATGAAGCTGAATCTGGCTGGAATGATGATCTCGTAATGAACTTAGTTTTATTTGCGTGGTTATCAGACCAAAGATTCTTTAGAGAGTTAACAGACATTAATACTTTAGCAGCTTTAAAAGAAAAAACAGAAGAACAACTTGACTCAGAATTACTTCCTTTCGGTTTTATAGATACTGGAGATCCACAGCCTGATGAGCATGGATGGATTGAATACAGACCCGAAAGAACTTTTGAAATATAAAAATGGAATTATTATAAATAAAACTGTGATAACTATAAATAAGTAAATAGGTTTAAATAGATAATATTAAAGGAGAATAATATGGCTTTTTCCGTAAGTCCTTCCGTAATTGTTCGAGAGGTGGACGCATCAGCATCGGTTCCTGCCATCGCAACACCGCCTGCAGCAGTAGCTGGTGTTTTTAGATGGGGTCCTGTAGGTGAAGCAGTACTTGTTTCTTCAGAGAATGAATTAGTTCAACGTTTCGGTGAACCAACCGATGATAACTACGAAACATTCTTTGTCGCAGCAGATTATCTTTCATATGCAAACGCATTATGGGTTTCTCGTGCAGATAACGGCGCTGTAGCTGCTTCTGCATCTGATACTTCAAGTGCAAATACTCAACTCCATACATTTGGTGCATTTGATGCATTATATCCTGGAGCATTAGGTAATTCATTAGAAATTGCTTATGTTGATGACGCAAATTTTGAAAGTGCTTTACAAGCAGTTGGCGATATTCCTGCTACAAGGATTACAGGTGCCAACAGTGCTATACTTGCTACTGAACAAACAATTTCATTTAACAGTACTTCAATGGTGTTTGAAGTTGCACCTGCTAACAGAATTGATACAACAACCGTAGATGCTGGCGATTTATTTGTCGTAGGTAACGATTCAGTTGGTTATCAATCAATCCCAGTTTCCGCTATTACAGAAGAAGCAAGGGATGCAGTTGGCGATGAGACAGCAAATACTTCATTAACTACTTCATACGCATATACCGTTTCATTAGGACAAGCTTATAGATTAGCAGAGACTGATTTAAATAAATTAAGCATCACTAAGAAATGGGGATATTCAGGTGTATTTGGAAGAGCTCCAAGTACAGGAAACTATCACATCGCAGTTATTGATAATGACGGCGGAATTACTGGAGAGGCAGATTCAATCTTAGAAGTTTATTCTGATGTATCTACTACTCAATCCGCTAAACTATCAAATGGCAAAACAAATTACTATAAAGATGTAATTGACCAAGAATCTTCTTGGGTTAAAGTTGCCAACACCGCTCACTTCGAGGCTCAAACTTCTGAATATGAAGTATTAGCAAATGGTGTAGACGGTAGAACAGAAACTGCAGCAACATTGGCTGACCTTGCACCAGCATACGATTTATTCAAATCTTCAAATGAAATTGATGTATCGTTTGTGTTAGGTGGTAAATCTGATGACAATGGTAATCTTGCCACATATCTGATTTCAAATATTGCCGATTACAGAAAAGATGCAGTTGCGTTTGTTTCGCCTGCTAAATCTGATGTTGTTGATGAAAGTAAAACTGAAGCAAAATTAGCAAATATTATTGCATTTAAGAACGGATTACCAAGTTCTTCTTACTATGTAATGGATTCAGGTTATAAGTATAGATACGACAGATACAACGATGTATATAGATATACTCCACTTAATGGTGATATCGCAGGTCTTTCTTCAAGAGTTGAACCTTTTGAATCTCCTGCCGGTTTCCGTAAGGGTGTAATCAAGAATGTTGTTAAACTTGCTTTCAATCCTAATAAAGCTCAAAGAGACCAACTATACAGTGCAAACGTTAACCCAGTCATGGCACAAGTAGGACGAGGAATTGTTCTATTCGGTGATAAGACAGGATTAGGTGCTAACAGTGCATTTGATAGTATCAACGTTAGAAGATTATTCATCGCAGTTGAAAAGGCAATTGCCAATGCTGCTGAATCATTCTTATTTGAATTGAACGATGAGTTTACTCAAGCACAATTCAAAGGAATCGTTGAACCTTTCTTGAGAGATATTCAAGGAAAGAGAGGTATTGTTGATTTCAGAGTAGTTTCTGATTCTACAGTAAATACACCGTCAATTGTTGACCAAGGTAAGTTCAGAGCTAATATCTTTATTAAGCCTGCACGTTCAATCAATGTAATTGAATTGACCTTCGTAGCAACAAGAAGCGGAGTTGAGTTTGATGAAATTGTTGGGTCACTAACATAATAAATAATTTTTAATAAAGGAGAATAAGAATGGCATTTAATATTAATGAGTTCAAATCCCAGTTAACTGGCGGTGGCGCTCGTGCTAACCTTTTCCAAGTGCAAATTCTCAACCCTGTTGACCCAGTTGCTGATTTTAAAGTTCCATTTATGGTTAAAGCAGCAAACATTCCTTCTTCAGACATAAGTTCATTTAAAACAACTTATTTTGGAAGAACGATTGCATACGCAGGAACAAGAACCTTTGCCACTTGGCAGGTGACAGTTATTAATGATGAGGATTATCAAATCAGAAACTCAATGGAAGCTTGGATGAATGCAATTAATTCACACGAGGGTAATGTTTCAGGTTTGCCTCAGGATTATAAAACTGATGCATTGATTACACACTACAGTAAAAATGGAGATCCGTTAAGATCATATAAGTTTGAAGGGTTATTCCCAACATCAGTCAGTACAATGGCTATGACTTGGGATGGCGCTGATGCTATACAGGAATTTACAGTTGACTTCGACTACGATATGTGGACAGTTGAAGGAAATACTGGTATTCCAACTACATAATTAAATAGGTGATATTTTGAAAATTTTTGGCTTTGATATAAAGAGGGCAGAGGAGGAGACCACTTTACCGGTCTCGTTTGCCGAACCCTCTAATGATGATGGAGCGATTACGGTTGGTAATGCGCTCGGTGGTTTTTATAATACGATATTGGATATGGAAGGTTCCGCTAAAACGGAATCGGAATTAATTACAAGATATCGTCACATGGCAATGCAGCCTGAGGTTTCTCAGGCAATTGATGACATTGTGAATGAAGCAATTAGTGTTGATACAAATGATAGAGTTGTTGATATCTCATTAGGAGAAACGGATTTATCAGATAAAGTAAAGAAGACTATTGGACAAGAGTTTGATAAGATACTTGCATTGTTCGATTTTACAAACAATGCATATGATATGTTTAATAAATTCTATGTAGATGGAAGATTAAACTATCATATTATTATCGACCCTGAAGATGTAAAGAAAGGTGTTGTTGAATTACGTTATGTTGACCCTCGTAAATTAAAATTAATTCGCGAAGTTGACAAAAAACAAAAAGACAAACATTCAGGAATACCTGTTAAGAAAGTTAAGAATGAGTATTATATGTATTCAGAAACTGGCTTTCAAAATACAAGTACAGGTGGAGCAACTACTCCAGCAAGTAGTACTTCAGGAATCAAAATTGCGAAGGATGCGATTGCTCGTGTCACTTCGGGATTGATGAATGAGAATAATAGTTTAGTATTATCTCATTTACATCCAGCAGGTAAAGCTTTAAATCAGCTTAGAATGTTGGAGGATGCTGTTGTAATTTATACATTAACAAGAGCACCAGAAAGAAGGATATTTTATATTGATGTAGGTAATTTACCTAAGAACAAGGCAGAGCAGTATTTGAGAGATATGATGGCTCGCCATAAAAATAAATTACAGTATAACTCAGATACGGGACAGATTACCGATTCTCGTAAGATGCTGACAATGACTGAGGACTTTTGGTTCCCTCGTCGTGGTGGAGAAAGGTCAACTGAAGTTGATACCCTCGCAGGAGGTAATGCACCAGGATTGAGTGGTAACGAAAACTTAGAGTATTTTCAACGTAAATTATATAAGGCGTTGAAGGTACCCTTAACTCGTTTAGAACCAGAAGCAATGGCAACGTTTGGAAGAACATCTGAAATTACTCGTGATGAATTGAAGTTTGGTAAATTTATTAGAAGGATTCGTACTCGCTTTTCATGGATATTTAATATGGTTCTTGAGAAGCAGTTAGTATTAAAAGGTATTTTAACACCTGAAGAATTTAATGAAATACGTAATGATATTCGTTATGATTTCGTTAAAGATAATTATTTTGAGGAGTTAAAAGAAGCTGAAATACTGAGAGAAAGATTGAACACATTGAGAGATATATCAGATTATACAGGAAAGTATTTCTCTCATCAGTGGATCACATCAAATATCTTGCAGATGTCTGAACAAGATGCGCAGGATATGGAAGACCAGATTGCTGATGAAAAGGCTCAAGGTGGACACCAAGAGGACGATGGGTTCTAATAATATAAATAAAGGTAATATACAAATAAATTAGGGACTAAACATGAAAAAATTTAAAGATCTCGTTTCAGAAGTTGCCCAACCTAAGGCACCTGAAGAAAGACGCTTTAAGGACCAACATACGATTGAGGTAATTAAACACCCAGTTGCTCCTGACCACGTTTTTACAGGTGAGATACCAGGAATGGTAAATGGTAAGCGATCTGCTGACCAAGAAGGCGATTCAAGTTACGACTTAGCATACAAAACTAAAGTTGCTCAAACATTACCAGGAAGAGCAGGTGCAGGTAAACAGGTTGCTGAGGAAAAGAAATCAATTACTGAAATCTTAGGTGTTAACAAGAAAAAAGAAGACGAAAAGAAAGATGACGAATCAATGGAAGAAGAATTAAAGGCTTCTTGCGGTTGCGACGAATCTTGTGAACACTGTGGTGGAGAACATAAGGTTGAAGAAATCGGTAAAGATTGTTCTTGCTGCGGTAATAAGATTGAAGGTATTGAGGAAGGTGGTTGTTCAGGTAGCAAATTAAATGCAGAGAAAAAGCCTGGAAAGAAAAAGGAAGAAGATGCTCCTGAGACTGATTCCGGTAAAACTATCGAACCTGAAGTACAAAAGAAAAAAGTTTTAAAAGGTGAGGACAAGCCTAAAGCAGGTCCTACATCTGTTACCATTAAAGATTCTAATGGTAAAACGCTATCAATGACATTTAAAGAAATGTTAGCAAAAGTATCAACCGAGGAAGAATTGCTTGAAAGTCCCCAACAAGAAATTCCTATGATGCTTAAGCAATTACATTTCATATGTTATGCGTCAGAAGAAATACAATCATACCTCAAAATGGAAGGACAAGATCCAGAGGAATGGTGGCAAAATAAATTAGCAGAAGTATTCTCAAATGTTAAGTCTCTATATGCTTATAGTAAAGGAGACCAAATGGTGAATGGCAAACCTTTATCAGCAGGTTATAGCCTCAAGATGTCTTATGAAGGAATTGAAGCAGGTGAATTTCAATTACAAAATAAAGAAGTAATTGAAATTTCAGAAGAAGATGCAGATATTCTAAATAAAATGTTTGACGAATTAAACGAAACTAACAAAGAGGAAATGTATAACGTATTCGTTGCTGACGAAGCAGGTTATAACGAAATCCTCGAGTTTGCTAAAACAAACATATAAATAGTTTTTGAGGAAAGAAATATGAACTTAATTTCAGAATACAGAGATGATTCAGTTGAAGTAATTACAGAAGCCAAGGAAGACGGCAAGAAGAATTATTTCATCGAAGGAATTTTCATGCAAGGCGATATTAAAAATCGCAATGGCAGAATTTATCCAAGCGCAACGTTAGAAGGTGAGATGAAAAGATATCAAAAAGATTTCATCGAAACTAAACGTGCTCTTGGAGAACTAGGACACCCTGATGGTCCACAAATCAACGGGGATCGTGTCTCTCATTTGATTACTGATATGAGACGCGATGGAAACGATTTCTATGGAAAGGCAAAAATTCTTTCCACACCAATGGGTGAAATTGTTAAGAGCCTATTAGACGAAGGAGTAAAGATCGGAGTTTCAACTCGAGGTCTTGGTTCGGTCAAGGCAGGTAGAGACGGAGTAATGGAAGTACAAAAGGATTTCCACCTCGCTACTGTTGATATTGTCACTGACCCTTCAGCACCAAATGCATTCGTAAATGGTATCATGGAGAATGTAGAATATTACTACGACATTGCTTCTGGTAATTGGAGAGCCCAACAGGCTATCGAAAATATCCAAGAAGAAGTGGAGAAAAAAGTAAACAGAGTAGTAAGGACTATTGATGAAGCTGCGGCAACAAGAATGTTTGAAACATTTATCCGCACTTTGAGAAACTAAATTTTTATAAATAAAAACAGTCAAGTTTATTATAAAAGATATTTGTAAATTATAACAAATTTAAAGGAGAAAAATAATGGCAAACATAGAAGAAAAATTCGTTGCCGATGATGGAGTCTCAGAAGTACCTGAGCCTGTAGCACCTGAGGGTGGTGAAGGCAAAAAGGACAAGTTGAAGAAGACTACTACTGACGAGCCTAAAGGCGCTGCTGATGGTAAGAAAGTAATTCCTGGCCAAAAAGATGCAGGTAAGCCTGTTCCTACTGCTGAAGAAACTGAAGTTGAAGCTGAAGTTGAAACAGTGGAAGAAGAGGTTGTAGTAGAATCCTCAATTGAGTCAATTATCGAAGGCGAAGATTTATCTGAAGAATTCAAAGGCAAGATTAGTCTTGTATTTGAAGCCGCATTAAACGAAGAAGTAAACAAAAGAACTGAAGAAATTCGCGAAGAATTAACTAAGTCTTTAGACGAAGCGTTGGAAGAAGCAGTATCTGAGAAATTAGAAACTATTACTACAAACGTTGATAAGTATTTAGACTACGTTGTATCTGAGTGGATGTCTGAGAATGAAATTGCTATTGAATCTGGAATTAAGGTTGAAATGGCAGAATCATTAATGTCAGGTCTTAAGAACTTGTTCGTAGAGCACAACGTATCAGTTGATGAAGAATCAGTTGACGTTGTAGCAAACTTAGAGACAACTGTTTCTGAATTGGAAGGTAAGGCAAATGATCTCGTAAATGAGAACATTGAATTACAGAAAGAAATTCAAACTTTCAAAGCAGGACAAAAATTTGACGAACTTTCAGAAGGTTTATCTGAGAATCAGGTAGAGAGATTGAAAGTATTGTCTGAAAAGCTTGATATTGAAGATCTTGATGCATACGCAGAAAATCTTCAAGTAATTAAGGAGTCATTCTTCTCTGACAAGCCGATTGTGGAATCACATGACGTTCAAGAGGAAAACGACGAAATTATTCTAGAAGAACAGGAAGAAATTAAACCAGCTTCTGATTACTCTTCTATTAACGCTTTAGTTGAAGCTTTCAACACTAAGAAGTAGAATAATTAATTTTTGGTTTTAAAATTAAATTTTTTAATTAAAGGAGATCCAAAATGGATAATTATACAAGACTAGTGGAAAAGTGGGAGCCAATTTTAGCGCACGAATCTTTTTCACCTATTCAAGATTCTCACAGAAAAGCAGTTACTGCTACAATTCTTGAGAACACAGAAAAAGCACTAGCTGAAACTGGTGACTTATCTGCTAACATGACTAGCTTGCTTTCTGAAGCACCTACTAATGACGTCGGTACAACCGGTGGATTTACAGGTGGTTCTGCTGCTGCAGGTCCTGGTGCAGGTTATGATCCAATTCTTATCTCATTGGTAAGACGTGCTGTTCCTAACTTAATCGCATACGATATCTGTGGTGTTCAGCCTATGACTGGTCCTACAGGTCTTATCTTCGCAATGCGTGCAAGATATGGTTCACAAGGTGGTGCAGAAGCAATGTACAACGAAGCTGATACAGACTTTGCTGGTGCAGGTACTCACGCAAATACTTTACCTGGTGGCGCTGTCACAACTGGTACTGGTATGACTACTGCAGCTGCTGAAGCCTTAGGCGACGGTAATGGTACTAACTATGCAGAAATGGCATTCTCTATCGAGAAAGTAACTGTTGCTGCTAAGACTCGTGCTTTAAAAGCAGAATACACAACTGAGCTTGCTCAGGATCTTAAAGCTGTTCACGGCCTAGACGCAGAAACTGAATTAGCTAATATTCTTCAAACTGAAATCTTAACAGAAATCAACCGTGAAGTTATTAGAACAATTTATGATACTGCTGTTGCTGGTGCTGCTGGCGCTGCTACACCGGGTACATTCGACTTAGACGTTGATGCAAACGGTAGATGGTCTGTTGAGAAGTTCAAAGGTTTAATGTTCCAAATCGAGCAAGAAGCTAACGCAATTGCTAAAGGAACAAGAAGAGGAAAAGGTAACGTTGTTATTTGTTCTTCTGACGTAGCCTCTGCTTTACAAATGGCTGGTGTATTGGATTACACACCTGCTCTTAATTCTAACTCTCTTGAAGTTGATGACACAGGCAATACTTTTGCTGGTGTTCTTAACGGACGTTTCAGAGTATATGTTGACCCATTCGCAGGCGCTAACTACTTAGTAGTTGGTTATAAGGGTTCATCTGCATTTGATGCAGGTTTATTCTACTGCCCATACGTACCTTTACAAATGGTTCGTGCGGTTGGTGAGAACAGCTTCCAACCAAAAATTGGATTCAAGACACGTTACGGAATGGTTGCTAACCCATTCGCACAAGGTGACGTATCTAGCCAAGGTCTTGGAGCACTTACTGCTGACGTTAACAAGTACTACAGAAAAGTTACAATTTCTAACTTATTCTAAGAACGAGTTAATAACAAGAGTTAGGTCAACTAACCACAAGAGATTCCTCGGAATCATTGAGAAGGACTCAGTAATGGGTCCTTCTTTTTTTTACTTATATTTTTTAGAGAAATAAGATCGTAATAGGAATATACGAGTGTATGCTACGATCGTCATTACAGCGGTCACTAGAGTGCCCAGTATGACAGGTTCTGTTATACCAAACTTTTCTATATAGATATACAATAGGAAAAGGTTTAGAGGGTAATTGATTGCTAACCCAGTTGCGATTTGAGTTGCTGTTTCTTTATGAATACGTTTAGTTTCTTTTTTCACAAATACCTACCTACAACAAATCCAAGCCAGAATACAAAGATATCAATAAAGAAATGAAGTATAAAAGATAAGGCAAATATTTCCTTCCAATGTATTTTACAAATATCTAACCATTCTGTTATTCTTTTCATACCATTGCTGTCCATAATAAATTTAAGCAACCTTTAGTGAAAGCTCCTTCCCACCAAAGTATTAACATTGCTAATATTGTAATTGCCGTAAAGCACCAAACGATTTCTCTTATTAATTGTATCATCTCTTTCATAATCTGGTAGCCCGTAGGAGAATCGAACTCCTGTTGCATGGATGAAAACCATGTGTCCTAACCACTAGACGAACGGGCCGAATAAAAAAACGGCGGACCTTCCATATACGCCTATCAAAGGTATGACAAGATCCGCCTAGGTATTGAACTTCAGTGTCACAATCGTCATTTGGTCTTACTGCCTTTCTAAAGGACCTGATGACTACTCAGGGATTTCAAACTACCTTAGTGATTGGAAATATTGTGTTAACGCAATTCGTTAAATAATGTGGAATTGTTAATCGTAATATTCCAATCTAAAAAACTTAGAAATTCGCGGGTACCTGTCTCGGATTTACCTGATACTTGTTAACTTCAGTCTCGAGAGTAGCAAACTACTCCTATACCTAAAGAAGAAAGATCCTGAACTGCCGTTCTGTGTTGTTTAGGTTGCGACCTAAACCTATCTCGTTCTCAGTACGCGGCTCCTAGCCGACTATAGCATCGAGCGTTTCTTCATGCTCGGACAGGGTTTCCCACCCGCTCTATTGATTCGCAATTTAACCATGTGTTTAACCGATTCCTCGGTCTCAGGCGAACCTGAGGCTGGTTATTTGACCTATTGTTATGAGCCTTTGGATTGATAAAGTCCTCTTCTCGACTCAAGGTATCTACTCACCGGATCATAGAATCGCGAATTCTATTTTCTCTTTCGCGGTGGGGCCTTTCCCTCAATATACAACTATTATACTATAGTTTCATTATGATGTCAATAGTTTTTATGAAAAAAACTTAATTATTTTTAGAGTACATATATTCCATAAAACTAGCGGCATCGTAATCCAAATGGGAATCAATTGCCTCAACAACGCAAGGTACTCCTTGAGCATCCATCTTTTTTACAAGATCCATTGCGTGTTTTGCCCTCATAATACCTTGGTCAATATATTCCATTGTCTGTGTATTTACAATGTGAACATTAAATAATGTGAAATCTGTTATCATACTTCGGCAATAGTTTTTGCGTTGATTACTGACGAAATTAACATTCCGTGTTTATCATATGTATAAATGGTTTCTGCTTGTTCGTTTCCATTTATGCGAACAGTTGATTTAACTACACGAGTATCGTATTCAACTTTTGGAAAATAGTTTGGGTAGGTTGTAGGGTACGATGCTGAGATTTCCATTTTAAATTTCCTCGTGCCATTTGACTAATTCGGTATCTTCTCCAAGACCTTTAGTTTTAAGATAACCCATTTCAATTAATGTATCAATAGTCTCTTGAGTAATTCTTTTAGATTGGTTGAATGAAGGTGGTTCTCTCATTCCCATAAAATAACCAATGACAGTAAAAATTACTGCAGTGGTCCAAAACATCCATTGTTCCATGATGTTATTCTCCGTATCTTGCTAGGACTGCGTCGATGATTTTTTCTGGAGTAGTCATTTCTTCATTACGTTCCAATACAATATAATCGTCTTCTTCAACTTTCGTTTTGATGAATTCATTCTTGATTGCCATTTCATACAACTGGTCCTCAGTCATAGTTTCAAGGCATGCGATTAGAAGGTCATCCTTTTGAATAAACCTCTTTTGTGCATCTTCGAGTAATTGCTCTGCTAACTTTTCCATATAGACTCCTAAACCTATTTATACATTAATTAATTATAATTTACGCAACTGCTGTTCCGTTCCACCATTCAGGGATATCACGTTTTGTCCAAATCATACTAAAACGATCTTGCTTTGTATGATAAAAGGCTCGATATGATTTCACTGGGTCTTCAAACATGCATTCAGGATTTGCCTTCATTGCGAGTTTGAATGGTGTTTCGGTTAACCGTTTCTTAATGTTTTTAGGTGGAGTCTTTAAGTACTCTCTCAGCTTTATGTCGGTTCCATGAACCTTGCCATACCTATAGGTGTATTCGTCGCAGAGTGCAACAAAGTGGTCATAATGCCAATTATAGTTTGCACTGCATTCTCTTGTCCATACGGTTGAAGGATGATTGAAGTGAACGGCTTTGTATAAGATATCTTCACGTTCATCTTCTAAATAAAAATATTGTACCATGACACGACCAGATTTTGACGGCCTACGTTCCATTATTCCGTCAAGCATACGATGAGCAGTTGATAACATTTGTGCAGATTCAACTATCATCTTAACCACATGCTTATCGCATTGGTCTTGTGCTGCTATTACTGGGTCGTCGTTTAATCTAAAAATATTCATGGTGTATATTATAACAAAGTTTTACTCATATGTCAATAGTGGTACCGCTACCCGGACTCGAACCGGGACGACCGAAGTCGAGAGATTTTAAGTCTCTTGTGTCTACCAAATTCCACCATAGCGGCTTCATATAGAGCAAAGCCCATCAGACGACAGGCTCTGCAGGTGGTCAGAACGACCTATGATGCGTTAAGCATGGTGGCTGGGACTCTCCAAATACCTTGGGAAGTCGAAACCTTAATGTTCTTTTGCATTACTTTCTCAACAACACCGGAGATTTTTTCTCCTGACCTGTTTATGAAGAAAACAGAGTCTCCTGTCGAGAAGTTTCCTGTTGCCATAGTAGCAACGTTAGTTTGATGTTGCTTGAACAGAGAAGCAACAGTTTTAAAATCTCCACCTTCCATCTTTGAGAACAAAGTGTTGATTTTCGCGATTTCATTTTTAGTTAACATAATATATTTCCTTTTTCCAATTTATACAACAATTATACACTATTCATGAGAGAATGTCAATAGTTTTAAGCAACTTTTTTGCTATAGTATCTACCCCTACCAGAGTATCCTACAGCGCAAACAGCTTCTCTTGGTGACGTTTCCTCAGAAACTTTTAAATATTCTTCAACTGTATAGTTATCAACCAAACAGTTAATCCATGACTTGTAAGGGAAGGAACCATATTTGTTCCTAGCAATAAAAGCAGGCTTTACTTTACCTACCCAAGAAGGGTGACAGTCAGGATGAACTTCGTCCATCGTTTTAGAACCAACATAATCACCACGATACATCAAATACATACCGTCCCAAGTGAACAACTCTTTATCAAATTTAGTCATATTTTCCTTTCCTTTTTTCATTTTACTAGTATATTATACTCTATATGAGAATGAATGTCAATAGTTTTTATGAAAAAAGTTTAAGAAATTTCACCAAAAGTTTCAGAGCGAAGTTCCTGTTCGTAACGAATATCAGCTAAATCAACCTTTAACTCACTAATCATAGCAAGAGTTTCTGGAGGGAAATACTCTTTTCCTAAATGGCTATTCAACGATAGCATTGCCATTTCAGCTTCTTGAAGCGCCAAGACCTTTCGGTCAATATTTTTAACGAAATCCATTATAGTTCTCCAAATTCCTTTCAACAATTTATGGTACCATTATGGTCTATTTCTCTCATAATGTCAATAGTATTTTTAGAACATTTTGTTATATAAAACGAGTTTATTATAACGATTTAAATGTCCTCTAGAATGTCCTCTATTCGTAATAGTATTATATCATTAGTTAAATACAA